AATCGCGAGTTCGATGGAGGCCAAGAACCACTGCGGGATCTGGGGCGGTCCCATCCGCATGACATTGGGCACCCCATTCTCGGTGATGCCATTCTTGACGACACCCGGAAAGTCGGTCGGGATATCCTTCTCGGTTAGACCCGCACCCAGCAGCACGTTGTCGTAGAGGGTCGCATTCGACTGCTCGCCCAACTGTGACATGCGCTTGTTCACAAACCGCTGTGGAGCGATGAGCGGGGTGACGTACGCCTTCGTCCAGAAGCTTGTGGTCACCGGGGTGAAGTGAAAATCCACCAGCGGGATCTCCTCATACGGGATCTCCGCATCGTGCAGCACCTTCTGCTTCGGCACCCAGCAGACGTAGCGGCCGTGGGGGTTCTTGGTAGAGGGAGGTTGGAAGGACTCGATCAAGAGCGCCATGTCAGGGTCGTCATCCCCGGTGCTTCCTTGCACGAGTGGAATGAGATCCTTGAGATAGACCCCGCCTCCCGCTTCGCCCATCGCGTTGATCTTGCTACCGACGAGGTTGATCTCGCCCTGCTTCTCGACGGTCTCCCCGAAGTTTTCCTCAATCCAGCCCAGCGTTTTGATTCGCGCGACATGGACCCACTGATCAGGCGGCAAGTCTGCGATCGATCTAACAGTCTGATCAATAAACACATTGAACGGACCGAGGATCTCACTCCCGACCTCGCCCACCTGCTCGACTTCCTCGTAAATCTCGAACTGCTCGGGTGGGGCACCTTGAGTGACCATCTGCTCCATCATGCTCTGCGGAACAGGAGCGCCTTCGGGATCCTGATGATTCTTGAACAGCAGTTCCTGGTTCTGGTCAAACTGTGGATTGGGTTCGATGGTGGCGTTCGGCACCCACGGTACATACTCGAACGAGGTGCCTCCCAATCCCATCCAATACAACCGCTCCCGCATGCGCGAGGTCTCGTCCAGCTTTTCGTCCAGCGCGACGATCATGCGATCAACCACCTCGGCATCTTCAATCGCTTGCGGATCCTTGCGGTTCGGTCGCGCCTTGAAGGGAGCATTGAACGCACTGAGTCGTCCCAGCAGCTTGTTGAACCTCGGGCCGATCAGATTGAACGTGAGGTACAGCTTGTTCGCATCCCGCGCCTCCAGCCCGAGTGTCTTGTTGGCGTAGGAGACATACTGCTCATCGTTCAGGAAGCAGAGGTTGAGAAGGGTTGACCCCTCCACCCCACCTGTCGGCCGCGCCTTCTGCCGCGCGATGCGATCGAAGTCCTTCTGCAACTCGGACAGCACGTCCTCATTGGTCGGGACGTTCGGGACCGCTGCATCCGCTGTAGGCGGGGTGTTAATTCCTGACGAGGGCGGGGGCGTCTTCGGTGGGAGCATTGGCTTCGTTGACCTTGGCGAGGGCTTGGGCGAGGATGTGGCCTTGCGGGGAGTTCGGGTTGGTGGCCATCGTGAACATGTCCAGCATGGTGCCTTCAACCACCTGCCCTTGGGGCTGTCCGTCAGGACCGAGGAGGCCCGACATGACGACGGCTTTCATGCGCATGTTGGTCATCAGCCAGTGGATTTTCTGTTCGAGAAGGCCAAGGCGATTGGCGATACTCTCTGACATATAACTCCCATCAGTAGACATTAGTGTTTTCCCAAATCTCTGTTGCCTGCGTGTTCACGTGGTTTGAGTCCTGCGGATGCGGCCCATGATCCATACTGCGTTGGTGCACTCAGCCCTCTGCCCTTGGGATGCTTGGCCAAGATGTGCTCCAGGCAGTCTAGGGTGTGATCGTTGCGTTTGATCCGCTGAAACTTGCCCGCCTGTGAGGTCTCCTCGGGCCACTGCGCGTTCTCCAGCTCATAGGGGAGAATCCTTAGCCACGGCGCGAGGAAGAGGTCAGATTGCTGGAGGTAGGTGCGGGCGATTTCGGTGCGGGCTTCTAAAGCAGTGGTGGCAGGGAGCAGTGTAATGTCGTAGTTGCGGAGTTCCCGCTTGAACTGGGAGTTCCTGTCAGCCAGCAGCCATCGAACACCAAAGTGATCCATGCCGCCCTTGAGGTCGCCTGCCCACTGTGGGATGCTCGTGCTCTCATCTACCTCAATCTCCGTGTTAATGTAGTGGTAATTCGGGAACTCCGCAAGCGCGAAAGCCACACCCTTCGGACTGAAGGCAACCAGCAGTCCCCCCATATGGGCACCCGTATCACACGCCCCCTCCACGGTCCATCCATCGGGGATGATAACGGATTGGGGAGTGACTGGCGGGATACCATCCTTGAAGAGGTGGGGATGGGATTCGGGAGTGAACAACGCTTGGCCACGTTGATAGTTAAAGACTCTCCCAACATAAGATCCTAACTTACCCTCATAGGCAATAGCAAATTTCTCCCGCGTCATCAACCCACCCTTGCGGGGGTCGGCTTGGTCCTGATCGGACTGGGAGAAGGTGAAACGGTTTACGGAGCGAGGGATCCCACACGTGCAATGCCAGCCCGCGAACTCGGGGTCTCCCGAGTGAGCGGAATCGTGCAGGATCTGGAGCCATGGGCGGTCAGGCGTAGTAGGAAAGAGTGCGTACCCGTCGCGTGCCACGAGGTTTTGCTTGTTGCTCGTGTAGACATCGACACCGGGCAATTGATAGGCTTCGCAAAAACAGTACACATCAATCTCCTTCCCCTTCAGGGTATCCTTGCGCTCCCAGGATTTACACTCATAGCGGCAGCCGTTGGTGAGGTCGAGATACATACGACCATCGCGGGGTCGGTTTTGGTAGGAGTCGTATTTGAGACCCATACCTCGATCTGACAGGAGCGCGTCACAGATATATTCAAACTCTGGGGCACACATGTCATACTCCAAACCGACGAGACTGACTCGTCCGTTTGGCACGGCAGCCATACCAGAGGCCCACAAACCAGCTCCGAAACTCTTCCCCACCTTATACGCGCCCAAGTCCGCCAATACTCTCGCGCGACCACCCACCCGATCGGTGGTGTGGTACAACATCCTGCTACCGTCCACAGGATCCTGCACAGCAATATGTGGACGCCCGCACTCAGACTGCGTGCAGACCTCAGCCACGACCACGCCGTCTGACGCGCACCACCAATCGGCTTGGTGACGGAATGGCACCACGGACATCCGCTCGCAGACCCGCTGGCGGAAGGCGGTGAAGATGGCGTCTCGGGTGTCATTGGGGAGCTTGGTCACACAGATTACTGGTCAACGTTGAACGTCGAGGGCATCGTCGGCTGTGGGGCCATCAACCCCCCACCTTTCGCCTTCGGTGCCGCCGGTTTCCGCCGCTTGACATTCAGCGCAATCGCCACTGCTTGCTTAGGCGGCTTCCCCTCATCGCGCTCGGTTTTGATATTCGCGGACACGGCCGCAGGACTGGCTCCTCGCAATAGTGGCATCTTAGTTCCCCTTCACTGTCGTCATCGGCAGCGCGACCTTCCCCTGCCGCACATCGTCCCAAAAGCGTGACAAGGCGTCCATCTTCCCGGCCATCCCCGCCACCTTCGCCTCCAGCGCCGTGCGACAGGTATCGGCCTTCACGCGATCCGCCCCATGCAGATCACTGTAGTTATTCGCGTAGAGGTAGTAGGCCATCTCGGTGTAGTTCTTGTTCACCGCAAAGTCGATCCGCTCACCCAGCTCCATGTCCTGCCAGGATTTCTTCTGGACGGTGATGATGGCATTCTGGACCACTCTGGAGCGCAGCCAGCGCCCTAACTCGACCTTCAGCGCCTGCCCCTCCAACTCGGGACACACATACCCCATCGCTTGGAGATGCGGCACCCCACTGGAGAGGATGAGGGCGAACTGCATCGCGTTTTCCTTGGTAATTTCCAGAAGCTCCTCAAGCTGATTACTCATCCTCCTGGACCTCCTGCGCCGGGAACTCGATCAGCAATCTCCCCCCACACGCATACGCAAACCTTGACAACCACTTCACACTCGGATTCGCAATGTGCCCCGGTCTCCCTTTGATGACGTGGTTCACCGAGTTATTCCCCCTATACCCCATCCGTCTCGACACCTCCGCCTGACTCAACCCACTGCGGCGCAGGAGCAGGGCAATGATATTGCAGATGGTCGCAGTGTCCGAGGGCACCGGGGCTGGGGTGGCCCGATCAGGAAGGGTTGGGGAGGGGATCAGAGGGATCATAGAGAGGGGTCGTCTGGACGGGTCTGACTCACAGCATCCCTGCGAGCCTGCGCCGCGAGGGTGAGAATAGGATACCCTGCCCATTCCCTGTTTGTCAAGAAGCGTGCCAGGGATTGACAAAAGTGTAGTAGTAGTAGCCGTAGTATGGGTGGAGTAGCCCATCATGGATAACCTCAATTTTGTGTGTGAGATATGGCCTTACGTTTCCCCTCCCCTCCCTACCCCCTCCCCCCAGGCGGCGGCGGCATCGTCGCATGCATCGACGCGCGAGGTAGTAGAGTGTCTACTACCTGCATCTATTACCTGGATGCATAGATGGGGGCGGGGCTACAACTTAATGAGATGGATGGATGTGAGGGAAGGGATTAGCAAGGATGACGACAAGTATGGTTCGTAGTGCGGACTAGTTAGGACTTGGCATATATCTTGCCGTGTTCAATTATGAGAATCAATGGAACACGATAATGGAACACGACACGAAGTATGTCAAGTGATCGATCAATGATTGCAAGGAGTTAGCTCGTGTCGGGAGTCGGCATGCGTTCTGCTACTACGGTGAGGCATGATTACACCAATTCCAGGAACTCGTTGGGCAACCAAGTCCAAGTCGCGCACGGAGCCGAAGTCAGCATTCTGTGTATCGTGCGACCGTCCACGTGCGACTGTGGAGTGCCCTGATTGTGGCGAGATGCTCCACAAGCGGTGCTATGAGCGGCATCAGGACTATCACATGCAGGAGATGGCCGACTTGTACGACAGCACAAAGGGTGAGCTATGACACCTAAGCTTGGTCAGCTCGTCTCCTTCCGTGGTCACGTCTGTGAGATTGTGCGGATTCTGCCGATG